GAAAACAACGTGTTGCAACGCAACTAAAGAGTTAGACTTCAGGGTATAGACCCTTCCTATGTCTAGTCATGGCCATTCTTCGCGGCGAAGAAGGTTCTGTTCAGTTTGATGCCGCTGGCTCTGCCAACGCAACCATCGTTGGCACCCGGAGCTGGACGCTGAACATTACCAAAGACACTTTGGATGTCACCGATCACGGCGACACCTTCCGTGCATTTGTTGGCAGCCTGGTGTCTGGTTCCGGCACTGTTGAGCTGGTTTACGACCCTGATGCAACCGGCCAGTCTGGTTTCATCGAAGATGTCATCACTACTGGTGACACTGCAGACGCCACCTTTGAGTTGTTCACCACTGGTAGTACCAGCGGCTCTGACTCCATCAGCTTTGCTGGCATCATCACCAGCATGGATATTGCATCCACCGTGGGTGATCTTGTCGTTGCTACCTGCAACTTCGTGACCAGCGGTGCCATCACCAGCAACCTTGAATAAGGGTTAGCCCGATGGTGGAATATCGCGGCGAGCGTTTTGCTGGGTACAACAAACCCAAGCGCACACCGAACCACCCCACTAAATCCCATGCCGTTCTGGTTAAGGAAGGGGACAAGATTCGGTTAATCCGATTCGGGCAGCAGGGAGTCAGTGGCTCACCAAAGCGTGAAGGTGAAAGTGCAGCAGCAAAGCGCCGTCGCGAGTCCTTCAAGGCTCGCCATGCGGCGAACATTTCGCGTGGCAAATTTTCTCCGGCTTATTGGGCCAATCGCGTGAAATGGTGAAATGACCTACTCCGTCCCTGGCCTAGTCCGCACTCACCTCGTCAGCTCTTCCTACATGGGAAGCGTTGACAGTCCGTTCGTTCGAACACGAGCGGTGGTTGACCAGATGAAGGGCTGGGAAATCATGAAGGCGGTCACGCTAGGGACTGAGTATTTACGCGAAAACTGCGAGACCTTCCTCCCCCTCGAACCCCGCGAGGACTACCCCGCGTACCTGGCACGTGTCAACCGTGCTGTCTTTTCGCCTTATACCCAGCGCCTAATCCGCGCTGCTGCAGGTCTCATCCTGCGTAAACCCATCTCTCTGACTGGCGACTCCTACTGGACGGATGTATTCGCCAGGGATGTCGATGGTTGTGGCTCTGATTTAGACGAATACGCTCGTCGGCTGCTCACTTGTGCTCTTACCTACGGCCACTGTCACACACTCGTTGATTTTCCGGCTCCTTCGGATGCCAGAAGTCTTGCGGAAGAGCGTGCTCTTAATCGTCGGCCCTATTGGATTGAAATTGATCCGTCCGACGTTTATGGATGGCGTCTCGACCGTGAATCCAACTACGGACGACTGATCCAAGTCCGTATTGGCGAAAAAGCCGTCGTTCCAGACGGTGACTTCGGGGAGAAGGTCTATGACCAAATACGTGTTATTGAGCCTGGTCGTTATCGGATTTATCGCCAGGAGCAGCAACAGCAAGAGATGCAGGGAGGTTTTCCATACCCAACTGCGTTTGATCAGACGGATCCAAAGGCGAATTATGAGCTGATCGAACAAGGTCCGTACAGCCTGGACGAAATTCCGCTGGTCACGACCTACGCCAACAAGACCAGCACGATGACCAGCAAGCCACCGCTGCTGGACATTGCCTACCTCAACTTGGCTCACTTCCAACGCCAAGCTGACCTAATCCACAGCCTCCACATTGCCTCACAGCCCGTCCTGGTGCTCGAGGGCTGGGACGATCAGACCAAAGACATGGCCATCAGCGTCAACTACGCAATGGCGATGCAACCTGGCAATAAGGCGTATTACGTCGAGCCTGCATCCAGCGCATTTGAAGCGCAAAGCAACGAGATCCGCGAACTGCAGCAGCAGATGGCAACTCTCGGTATCAGCACCTTGAGCCAGCAAAAGTTCGTTGCTGAGTCGGCTGATGCTCGCCGTCTGGATCGTGTGGACACCAACTCGATGCTGTCGATGGTGTCGCTTGACCTTGAGCAGGGCTTGCAAAAGTCATTTGACCTTGCAGCCAACTATTTGGGCATGGAGCCGCCCCAAGTCAGCATCAGCCGCGACTTTGACCTGCACCGCCTCATTGGTCAGGATGTCACTGCTCTGTCTTCGCTCTTCAGCGAGAACATCATTGACCGCGATGAGTTCCGTCAGATGTTGGTCAACGGCGAGATCCTGCCAACTTCAACTGAATCGCAAGATCAGGCGCAACAGGTACAGTAGGCGTAAATCGCCGCTGTAAACATGGCCAAGTCCATGGACAAGGTTCTTCAACCTGACGGCTCCTATAAATGGGAGCTGGTTGAGATCAACGCTGCTTATTTGAAGCAGAGAGAAGCTAACGAAGCCGCATTTGCAGCAGGTTTGCCATTCCCTGGCACTGAGGAGCCTGTAAAAGAAGAAAAGCCTAAAACTACTCGTCGCAAGAAAGCTACTAAGGTGGACGAGCCAACTGAATCGGCATCTGAAGCCTGATTATGGAAGAACAAGTCATCCAGGAAACGCCCGTGGCGACTCCTGACCAGTCCGTGGCTGGCACTGTTGACATCAACGTTCCAGCAGTCGATAACTCCGCCGCTTTGCGTGCTGAGTACGAAGCTCAAATTGCAGCGCTCAAAAAGCAAGCCGCTGAGGCCGACGAGAAATTCCAAGGCATCAAAGGCAAGCTGGATGAGGTCTACAAAAAGCAGGACGATCAACGTCGCAAAACCCTTGAGGACCAAGGGCAGTGGAAGGACCTCTGGGAAGAGGCCAACAAAACTGCTCAGGAAAAGCAGCAGGAGATCACTGACCTTCAGCGTCAGCTAGAGGACCTGCGCGTTTCGAATGAGACGGCAGCGATGCGTACTGCTGCTCTAGCCTCGATTAGCCAAGCTGGTGCGATCAACGCTCAGCAGATGCTGCAACTTGTCCAATCCAACCTGAAAAAAGGCGATGACGGCTCCGTCAAAGTCCTTGATGGCGGGATTGAACAAGACCTTGGCGTTTACCTCGCCAAGCTGAAGAACCCTGGCTCAGGTTTCGAGCACCATTTCAAAGCGAGCAACCAAGCCGGTATGGGCGCTAAGCCCTCCACTGGTGCGGCGGCTGCAGCGGGAATGGCGAATCCCTGGGCAGAAGGTAGTATTAACATTACAAGGCAAATGTCCTTGGAAGTTACCGATCCCGAGCTTGCAGCTGTGCTCAAGCGAGAGGCAGGTAAATAAGTCCCCGTGGGACACCACTCAAGTCCGTGACTTGAACCACGTAAACATCATCACTGGAGTTTGAAATGGCCGCCCCATTTCAGAATTATTCCGGCGGTGTCCTTCTGGCGGACATCGTAAAAAGGAATAATCTCAGCACCTATGTGTCTGAGGCAATCAAAGAGCGCAGCGAGTTCATCAAGAGCGGCGCTGTTGTTCGTAACTCACTGCTGGATGCCCGCGAAGGCGGTACTCGCATCCAAGTGCCTGAGTTCAATCCGGTTGCACCTACCGAATCCATCATGGACGGTACGGCAACTTGGAACACCAACGGCTATCTGATTCCTCAGAAGGTCGGTACTGCCACCCAGATCGCAACCATCTGCCATCGCGGTTTCGCGTATGCCGTGGATGACGTTGCGGTTCTCGCAGCCGGTGAAGACCCCATGCTTCACATCCGCAACCAGCTGGCTGATGCCATCAACAAGCTGAACAGCGCTCGTCTGTATAACCAGCTTGCTGGTCTGTTCGGTACTGCTCTGTCCGGTCACTCTCTGGACAAAGCTGTTGGTGCAACTTCTGGTCAGGCTGAAGCCAACTTCCTGACTGCTGCCAACGTTGCTGAAGCTCGTTCCCTTCTGGGTGAGCGTGGTGACGAACTGGACATCCTGGTCGTCCACCCCTCGGTCGCTTACTACCTGTATCAGGTGGGCATGTTGACCTTCTCCACCTCTGCACTGTCTGCCGCTGGCGCAGTGACTTGGGGCGGTGGTGGCGTCGGTGTCGGCGCACGTGAAGTCGGTGAATTCGCCGGTATGCGCGTGATTGTTGACTCTCAGGTCAACACCGTCCGTCCTGGTACTGCTACTCACGTCAGTGAGTTCCGCTGCTATCTGCTGAAGTCCGGCACCATCCTCGAGGGTGTGCAGCAGGACCTCCGCGTTGAAGCTGACCGCAACATCCTGTCCAAGCAGGACGTGATCTCGGTGGATTATCACACCGCTTATCACGTGATGGGTACCAAGTGGACTAACGCCGCTGACAACCCGACCAACGCTCAGCTGGCTACCGCTGGCAACTGGAGTGCTACTTACGACATCGACCTGATCCCCGCAGTCGAGATGATCGTGAACACCCCGCTCGACACCACCGCTATCCCTTCCTGATAACGGTTCTGGGCCCTACCATTAGGTGGGGCCTTTCCTTATTTTTGCTATGGCTGCCACAATTAACGCCACACTGAAGAGTGCGACAGCCAATAGCTACGTGACCTTGGCTGAGGCCAATAGTTACTTTGAGACCGTCCCAAACAGCAGCACTTGGGACGACAAGACCGACGACCAGAAAAACCGTTCGCTGATCTCAGCAACCCGCTGGATCGACAGCTTGAATTTTTACGGTGAGCGTTGCGACGAGGAGCAAGCCCTGAAGTGGCCTCGTAACGATTATCACGTTGATCGAGTGGAGCTGACCTGTAGTGCCATTCCGACTGCGATTAAATACGCTACTTATGAGCTGGCACGTGCGTTAGCCAATGACACGGACTCGATTACAGGGACTACCGGCGATACGGGACTGTACGAAGCCGTCAAGCTCGGGGATATGGAGGTCAAGTACAACACCTCTAGTCAGGCTGTTGGAACTGTCAATAACGTATTCGACGTTTACCCTTGGCTTCAGTCTTATCTTGGCGCTTATTGCCTTGGAGGTAGCGGTAGCTATCAAGTACGTGTTGTGAGGGGCTGATCATGGCAGGCGCACTTGACTCACTGTTTAAGAACGCCGCCAAGGCGATCGTTGCTGACCTAGGCAAATCGCTTGATACGACGATCACCTACACCAGGAAAACAGCCCCGTCATATGACGTGGGCACTGGTGCGCTGACGACGACCGACACCAGTTACTCGAACATCAACGTTCCAGTTGAGTACGTCGTTTCTGACGAAGAGTCGGGCTATCAGGAAAACATTGCAAGGTTGTACGTTACGCCAGATTTAATTGGCGGTAATCAGCCGACTTTGCAGGACGAAATTTCTCTGACTTATCAAGGTGCTGCACGTGCTGCCAAGATTCAAGACATTAGAACTTACCGTGGGGGGCAGGAGTACCTGTTTGTCATCAGGGTGGTGTTCTAATGACTCTTGTTAATGCGCGTGCGGCATTCGAGGCAGCGATTAACACTGCGGTCACCGATGCGGACGAAGATGTTTCGGTGATTTTTGACAACGTTCCTTTTACGACGCCGGGCAAAACCAAGTCGTACGTGTTGGTTTCGATCACGTTTGACCAGGCGACGATCCAGAACCATGGCGCGGCAGTTGATTTTTATAGCGGCACGATCCAGTGCGGCATTTTTACGCCTAAAAACCGAGGCACTGCTGCTTCCGCTGCGATTGCTGAGTCTGTGATTGATGGTTTGACCTCTGTCAATGCTGCTGGGTACACCGATACCTACAGTGCATCTCCTCGCGTGCTTCAGATTGGTGGTCCGATTACGTTGAACCCTGAGGAGCAAAGCCATTTTGTGAGCACGGTGAATTGTCGTTTTACTGCTAGGGCGTAATGGCAAACCGTCCGATTTCACAGCTTGTCGACGATATTTCGGACTTCATCGAGAAGGGAAGAGCTGCTGCTGGTCCGAAGGTTGTAGTGAAGTTGCAGCAACAGGGACCTTGGTGGACTGGTGATTTTGGACGCCGCTGGAAAGTAAGTGCTGCCCCAGTTAAGCCAGTTGAGCTGCCTGAAAGCATGGTTCGCGACCCAATTCCGGCACCTCAGCAGCGTCCAAGTTCGTTTAACGAGCCAGCGGCTCTAACTGTTCCCATCAACAGCCCGCTGTACATCGGCAACTCAGTGTCGTATGCAGGATTTGCTGTGGGACGACCCGGATCAAGGCTTTATCGTCCGCCAAGTCAACGTGGAAAAACTCGCAAAGAGATGGTCAATTACAAGGAGCATCAAAAAGATGGCCGCAGGCTTACGTCGCTAAATCAGCGCCCTGACTGGTACGACGTTTACACAAGAAGCGAAAACGGCGGCTTATTGGATACCTTGGACGAAGCTTTTCAGCAGGCTCTACAACGGGTGCTATAGTCTGGTAGCTCAGGGATAAGGTTTCTGTGGAACGCGCAATCGACAAGCTGTGTAAGGCGTTTAGCGTTGAGCAACGCAGCAGCTATACGATTAAAAGCGGCGATGAAGTCATCCTGAAGCTGTTTTGGACTCCGCTGACCATCGCTGATCGCGATGCCATCAACAACACGCTTCAAGCGATGAAGCTAGGCGACACCGAAAACAGTCTGGATTTTGCGATCCAGATGATGATCGAAAAAGCTCAGGACGAAGCAGGTAAAAAGCTGTTTGCCGACGGTGATCGCGCAAAGATTCGTCGTCAGCTGCCGATGAGCATTGTTTTGGACATCATGTCCAAGATGCAGGACCTTGGCGAGGTGGAAGAACCGGAAGAGGTCAAAAGCTAGGCTCAAAAAGGATAACTACCTGCTTCTCCAGTTTTTTATTGCAGAAAAGCTGGGCATGACACTTGCTCAGCTTCGCTCAACAATGAGTACGGAGGAGCTGTACGCCTGGAGCGCGTACTGCGAAGTCAAGGCGGAACAAGAGGAAAAAGCGATGGAGAGATCTCGTCGCGAAGCTCAAATGCGTGGTGTGCGCTAGCCTGTAACCACTGCACGTAGGTCGGAAGTGGCTGGCGCTAAGTACGAAGTAAATATCGTTCTTAATGCTAAGGAGGCAGAAGCTCAGCTTCGGACCCTAGAGAAAAACATAAATACTTTTAGACAAAATGTCCTGAAAAAAACTTCGGGCGCGATTGATGCGTCTGTAAATAAAACAAAAGCGCAGGGCATTGCGTTGCGGCGTTTGGCGACGCAGATGAATGGTGTTGTCAATAAAACAGTAAAAACAATTGAACGAGTAAATAGACAGCAGTTAAAGCTTTTGCCTGATTCAAAAGCGTTAAATGCTGCTGCTAGAGGTATTCAGCGGCTAGAAAAAACTCAAACCAGCTTTGCTGAGCGTCAGGCCAAGGCGCAAGCAAGATCATTACGGAATGGCGAGCGAGAGCTTCAGCTTTCAGACCGACGCAATGCCGCTCTTAGAAGGCGCCAACAGCTTTTAACTAAGGCAGGCGCCACTGGAACGACAGCTCTCCCAACAAGTGGAGTTTTAGGTCCATCAGAAAAAATCGGTGTTCGCGAACAAGCAATCGAGCAACGATTCAGGATTGCTCGTCAAATTGACGCACTTGAAGCAAAGGGTGTAAATACTGCAAAATTGCGTGCCAGCCTTGGCAAGCTGACCACAGCAAACGCTCAACGTCAATTTGGCACTTTTAGACAGCTTTTAGCTCCGCTTTCACGTGCAGTGAAGCTCGAGCAAACCAAATTAAAACTACAAAAAGATCAAACTACTGAACTTAAAAAGCAGCAAGCAGGTGGGATCCGGCTGCGTCAAATTGCGGAGCGGTTTGGCCGTTTAAACCGGCGAATTAGTCGAATAGATCAACCTGCTGGACAGCTTGCGCTGCCTAGCTCAAGGATGCTGGGCGGAGACGCTCGAGGTCTTCAGCGTTTACAAGCAGTAGAGACCTCAGAGCAGCGTACTGCTCGATTTGCTGAGCGAACAGCAGCAGCAAAGAAACGTTCCGAAAAGAACGGCAAGGAAATCCTTAAGTCGTCGAAAGCCGAGGCACGAGTAGGTGAACGTAGGGCAAAAGCTGCTGAACGCGAAGCGGATGCAAAGCTTCGAACCAAGAGACGGCGTGGAAGACGAATTGCCGGTGACGTTGCGCTTGGCGCAGGCTTCCCGTTGTTATTTGGCGGTGGACCTGGAGCGGTCCTTGGTGGCGCATTAGGTGGTCTAACTGGTGGCGGTCTTGCTGCTCAGATCGGGTTCAGCGCACTTGGTCAACTTCTCGACAAGCTTGGCGCGAGTGCGATCAACCTTGGCAAAGCACTTAGCGATGTCAATCCTGACGTTGGACGCCTTGCTGAAGCAGCAGGTTTTGCTGGTACGGAAACTGCCATGCTGCTCGACAAGATCGAACAGTATGGAGACAAAGCACAAGCTGCTCAGTTGGCGGCAAAACTGCTTGCAACTCAAGTTGGAGAGCAAGGGGTCAAAGCACTTAAGGACTTTGGCGATAGTGCGGTCAAGTTGGGCAATGCACTGGGAGTCATTTTCAGCCAAGTGCTTGCAAACATTGCCAAGGTTGCCGGTCCGCTACTTAAAAAGCTGGCAGATTTTGCAGGCAGAGAGGCTGCAATTGGAGCGTTTAAGGCAGGAGAGGGTGGTACTGCGAAGGAGGTTTTAGCGCGAGACATTCTCCAGTCACGCAACTTGTTTAGCGGAGCTTCTCCATCAGCCACTCCTGCGGCGCGTGCTGAGCTTTCAGGTTTTGAACAAAGAGCAAGGAAGCTAGGTGTAGATGCCATTGGTCCACAAGAGCTGTCGAACTTTGCTCGTCAAACAGCTCTTGCAAAGCAAAGTGAACTTACGTTGCCAGTTATCGAGGAAATCAAGCTTGCTGCTGGAAACGTTGAAGATCCAAAAGGGAAAAGTGCTCGTCGTCGTTTGCAAGCAAGTGAGCGGCGCATTGCGCTTTTAGGCGTTGAAACTGAAAAGCAAAAGCAGATCACTGGCTTTAAAGATCGAATTGCTCAGCTTGAGCTTGATGGCGACAAGATGAGCATTGCCAGGCTGCAAGGAGAGCAGCGACTGCTTGATATTGCTGCTCAAAAGGAACGTGCGATCCTTCGTGTTTCACAAGAGTTGCCGCTCCAGCAACAGCTAGCTGAGCGGGCTGCGATTAACGAGAAGTTTGCTGCGCAGGAAGCTGAAGCACGTGCTCAAACGGAGCGTGAGCTGAACGTTTTACAACGTGAGCGCGATCAAGAGCACATGAATGCGTTGAAGCAGCACATTGAAATGCAGTATCAGCTGAATACTGCGATTCAACAGCAGCTTCAGCTGGCGGATTCGATTTCACAGGTCATGGGTCAGGGCATGACCCAAGCGTTTGACCTGTTGATTGTTGGAGCGGAAAACTGGAGTATGGCGCTTCGTGATATTGCGGCAAACGTGCTTCGTGATATTGCTCGCCAGCTGATCCAGATCTACGTGATCGAACAAGCGATTGGCTTCATGAAGGCACTCATGCAGCCGTTTGTATATGGGGAAACGCCATTAGGGGCCGGTGGAGGCAAGGTTGGCGGCAAAGGAACCTTTGGTCCTAACTATGGATTCCCAAGACGAGCGAATGGCGGTCCAGTTTCTTCTGGGATGCCCTACCTCGTTGGCGAACGTGGTCCTGAGCTGTTTATCCCTGGAGCGCAGGGCAATGTTGTTCCTAACAACGCAATGAGCGGTGCCAACATCGTCGTCAACGTTGACGCCAAAGGAACTCAAGCTCAAGGCAACCAACCAAACTCTGCTGCACTGGGACGTGCCATTGGCGCTGCGGTGCAGGCAGAATTGATTAAGCAGAAGCGTCCGGGAGGCTTACTTGCCTAATGGCTACCTTTCCGTCAATCACGCCAACCTACGGCGCACAAAAAAGCAGTCAGCCCACCATCCGCGCCACGCAGTTCGGTGATGGCTATCAGCAACGTGTCACTTTCGGACTTAATCAAAACCCGAAGCAGTGGTCACTGACCTGGAACGTATCCGAGACTGACGCGGACACGATCGAAGCGTTCCTTGACGCACGAGCTGCGGACGCTGCCAGCTTTGACTGGATCCCCATTGACGAAGACAACACCTACAAGTGGATTTGCCTGGAATGGAGCAAAACAATCCCGTAT